TATTAGGCTGCGAGTAATTCACCTTCACTAGCCATTGACATGTCTAATGAAGTAAATGCTCCAGGTACAAAATTTTCGTTTGCACTTATCAAAGTTTCTTGCATTAACCGAGCTTGCTCCGGATAACTCAGCATCCCTACTTACTGCTTGTCGAATACCTGAACACCCCCGTATGTTGAAAGTGTGTGGTGGAGGTGGCCGGAATCGAACCGGCGTCCAAGTTCAGCTTTTGTTCAGCGTCATCGTTATTAGTTTAGATCAGGTACGTGTAAAGCAATTTCTAATGACCAAAGTATTATGTATATAATAAACATACCGAATAACCAAATAGCCAAGTTTTTACCGTCACGCATCTTAATCTCCTACGTTAGCAGCCGCACTCTTTGCAATTAGGTTTACAGTCTTTGCAGTTGCACGGATCGCATTTACAGTTTGGATTATTACACATAATTTTCTCCTTGTCAATTATTTATTTGCCTTGTCCGCGATATCTTTTCCATGCTCTTCGAATTCCTTTATTCTTAGGACGGCTATATCCGCTATTTCCTATACTCGTCCTTTTACGGAATCTTGTTCTTTTTTGTATTTTTATTTGTGCCATTTTATCCTTTTTATGAATTAGCAGTCACTGTACTAGCACCAACTGCTATAGGTGAAACCCATCCTGCACCATTTACAGTTGTGTCTCCTAATCTTGCCACTGGTATATAATTTGCAAAAACATTAGGACTTCCGGCAACAACTGAGCCTTGTGGATGTAAAGGATCTCCTAATGTTACAGTATCGCCTAATCTTGCAACAGGAATATTTTCAGCAAACACATTACTACTTGCAGAACTAAGAGTTCCGGGTCCTACCCATGGGGTTTTATCATGCCCTGGAGGACAAGTAGCAGTTTGTGTAGGATCTGCCAATCTAGCAATATTAGGCATTTAGATATTCTTCCAATGTATTTAATGTTGTTGTCAGTTCACTTTCACCACTTTCTGGCGCAACATTATTACTGTTTTTATTAAAATTTTGGACTAATATGCTAAATTTCTCGTTTACACTATCGAGTACAGCTTTTCCTTCGCCTCCCATCACTTTTTTTGCAAACTCTGCAGGATCTTCGCTTTCAACTTGTGCAAGTTGCCCTATAACACCATTCACACCTGGAGATTGAAGCATAGGACTATCTTTAAATGACATGGCAATTGATGCTTCTCTTAATAATGGCGGAATTTTGTCGATTTCAGTTTTAAGGAGTTCGTAATCATTTACAAAATCATCTTGAATATTGCCAAAACCTGTTGACGCTGTGCTAGTAAGTTGATCGATTTCTGTTTTATTTCTAACTGCATCAATGATACTTGAAATAGTATAATCTGTCCCTGCGATTGAAACTGGAAGGTACGAAAAAAGGATTGGCTCTTCTTGATCTTGATCTGCAGTTGAAGGCCATAGAACCACCGTATTATCATTTACAGCAAAAACAGTGCCTGTTGCTTCCTCACCCTCTTCATTTATCACTTGAGTTATTGTATCTCCTATTACAACAGGAACATTAGTAGTAAAAGTCAGTTTAGAAAATTTACTTAAATAGTTTTGAATATTACTTGTACTGTTCGCAGGAGGATCCGAACTATTGATAACAACCGAATATTCAGCTGTTGCATCCATAAAGGGAGCAAAGCCATCAATAATACTTTTGCTTAATTCTTCTTCTTGGATTATTGCCCCTAAACTTTTAATACTAGTGGTCCAGTCAGATATAAATATATGCCATTTATTGAGGCCGAAATCTATACCTAATGATTCATTTCCCTGTTCAACATTCCCCCAAGATTCTCTTGCATCTCTTAATGTATACATTTTTTTATCTCACATACTATTTTTCTTATCTTGTATCTCTTTCCTGCGATCTTTTGTTAATTTACCTAGATCACCAAGAGCTTTCCTTGCCCTTGCTGCGGCTGCCTTTACTCCCTTATTATCGAATGTAGCTGTTTCTGCCATATACATTGTATAGGCATGTACTATTTGTTCATGTAATGTCATTTTATACTCCTAAACTTATTCCTGTTGTTGATTGTAAATAATGATCTGCAACTTCTTTATGGCTTTTTGCAGTGATTACTATTTGGTTTTTACTTACGGTCAAATCCTTTTCTGGATCAACTGTTAGCATAAAAGGTATCATTGCTAATCCTTTTTCTGACATCATTGCCATAAGTGGTTGTTTTAATTTTATTGTGCTTGTGTCGTCTATGATTAATTTTCCTACTATTTCTTCTCCTGACGAAAGTCTAACCGAAATCACATCACCTGTTGTATAAGGGGCTTCTATTAACATTTTATCCTTTATGCATAATGTTTTGATAATTCATTGTTTCTACATATGTGATCATTTGATCACATCCACCAATACTTTTACCATCAATAGTAATTTGTGGAAAAGTTTTTGCACCTGGAAACCATTCAAGAATTTGTTCTCTTGAAAAATCTTTGTCTAATTGTTTGTACTCGTAATCTAACTTCCTTGTCTCGCAAAATAACTTTGCTTGATGACATTTAGGACAAGAACTTTTTCCATAAATTTCAATCATAGTGTGAATCCCTTTAGTGAGTCTTTTGTTACGTCTTGTTTAATTCCACCAACAATATAACTTTCAACTTCTGTTTCTTGCGGAGCTACTTGGAGTCCTGCACTACTCAACCAGTGTGTTGTCCATGGTAAAGGATTTGTGTTAACTGGTTGGCTAAAGATTGTGTCATAACCTAAAGATTTTAGTCTTCGATTAGCAATGTACTCAACGTATTGGCCCAATAACGTATTATTTAAGCCTATCATTGATCCGTTTTCGAAAAGATAATCAGCCCATGCTTTTTCTTCATTAACACAATCTTGCCATAAAGCATAGACTTCTTGCTCGCATTCTTTTGCAATATCAACCATATCAGGATCGTCTTTTCCTTGCATCCACAATTTCAATACATGGGTGCTAATGGCTAAATGTTGTGCTTCGTCTCTTGCAATGAGACTAATAATTTTTGCCGAACCCTCCATAAGCTTTAGTTCTCCAAAACCAAAAGTACACGCAAAGGAAACATAAAATCTCAAGCCTTCAAGAATATTTACCGTCATCATTGCTAAAAATAAACTTTTTTTGAGTATTTTTTTATCAATAGATTTATCATGCATATACTGATTTGATAATCCTAAAAACTTGTCATAGTATTTTGTAACACTAGTTGCCCTTTTAATAATCATTTCATCATCTAGTATAGTATCAAAAACCTCACTAGGATTAGGGTAAACATTTTTCATTATATAAGTATAGGATCTACTATGGATAGTTTCGAAAAAATCCCAAGTTACAATACAACCTTCTAATTCTGGTAAAGAGGTAATTGGTAGAAATGCAAGACATGGACCTCGGCCTTGAACACTGTCTAGTAAGGTTTGGTACTTTAAATTAGCAGTAAAGATATGTTTTTGTTCTGGACGAAAGTTTTGATAATCTGATCTGTCTTTTTGTAGATTTACTTCCTCTGGTCTCCAAAAATATCCAAGCATGACTTGATTTAATTTATCAAATTGCGGAAATTTATAAGTATCATATCTTTGCACGTTTTGGTCAGCACCAAAAAACATCGTTTGCTTTGCAAAATCTATTTTTTCTCTGTTAAACACTGTTTTCATTATTTTCATTCCTCTTTGTTAAATCTCACACGCTTCGCAATAATCTTCACTATCATTTTCAGTCATTATTTCTTTTTCGTGTGTCTGTGTATCCTTTTCTGGCTCCTCTGTCACATCACTAGGATCTAGTTTATAATCATATGTGTTTTGATAGTAACTTGTCTTCCACCCTAATTTATACGTAGTTAAAAGATCTTTGATCATCACACTCATAGGTACTTCGTTATCTGGAAAATACACCGGATTGTAACTCCAGTTACCACTTATAGCTTGATCAAAAAACTTTTGCATTAATGCAACAATGTTTATATATCCTTCGTTGCTTTCCATTTCCCACAATAAAGTATAAAAGGCTTTTAAGGTCTGGTATTGGGGGACGATTTGTTTTAGAGGACCTTTTTTACTTTTTTTAACTGATAAGTAGCCTCGCGGTGGTTCTATTCCATTTGTTGCATTAGAAACTACAGAACTACTTTCTGACGGCATTTGTGCTGATAACGTGCTATGCCGTAATCCATACAATTCTATTTCTTTTCGTAACGCCTCCCAATCAAGTTTAAGCTCCACATCTATAACTGAATCCACCTCTTTTTTGTATGAATCAATTGGTAAAATACCTTTTGAATACTTTGTTCGAGAGTATTTTTCACAGGCTCCTTTTTCTTTTGCAAGGTTGTTGCTAGATTTTAGCAAATAATATTGAAATGCTTCTGTTAACGTATGTACCAACGACCATGCATTTGGATCATTATATGTTACTTTGTTTTTTGCAAGATAATGAGCTAATCCAATATATCCAATTCCTAGACTTCGTCGTGCCTTAGTGCTTATTTCTGCAGCTAATACAGGGTATTTTTGATAATCAATTATCTCTTCTAGTGATCTTACAGCAATATCACATAAATCTTCCAAGTCACTGATGTCTTTTAGAGTTCCTATGTTGATTGCACTTAGAATG